AGGTTTAGTGTTTGAGCATGACATAGTACGAGTAGAAGGAAAAGCTGCTTGTTATAAGCAAGTAATTGCTTGTCATTCCTTGATAAAAGATTTTGAGTATTGTACTTTTGTAGATGCGGATTTGTTCTTTTTAGGCAAAGAAAATAGTATGAATGAGCCTATTAAAGAAGTTACAAAATTACTTATAAATAATCCCACTGCTTTTGTATGGGCATTTAGTAGACAAGAAACTCCTGATGTTTCACATACTTTTTTACATAAACGAGGAAGAGTAAATACACTTAGACCTCATACTTATACTTGGGATTTAGAAGAAGAACTAGATATAGATGTGGAAGAACTTATACACACAGAAAAGGTATGGAACATATCTTTTATATTTAGTTTCTGTCCAAAAAGATTACAGACAGATGAGTACAAAGCCTGGGCATTGTATTCCATGTTAGATAACAATATGTGTGACGAAAGTATTTGGTGGCTATGGAGTAAAAAACATAACTGCAAACCATATTATTGGGGAAATCCAGGTATACCTGATATATCTATTAGTACTCTAACTCATGAGTCTGAGGAAAAGTTACATTTGTTTCAACCTATGTTTACAGATACTTTAGCTGAAAAGATACACAGAAGATATGAGACTTTTATGGCGATATTAGAAATAGAAAATAATTATAGAGAGTTTATAAATGACAGAATACAACAACGATAAGTTTAACGAAAGAGTAGCATTGAACATGCTAAAAAATCACATACTAAAAACTTATGACAGTCACTACAGTATGAATAAAATCCAGTCAACCGAGTTCATCTTTGACGCTGGTCATGGCGAAGGGTTCTGCCTAGGCAATATTATAAAGTATGCCCAACGCTATGGAAAGAAAGATGGAAAAAACGAGCAGGACTTACTAAAGATTCTGCATTATGCAATAATTTTACTAGGGGTAGAAAATGAGAATAAAAAAACACGAACAGATTACACAAGCGAATATAACCAAGGTAATTGAGTTATTAAATCCAAAGGATGGTAGTAAACCTATTACCAAGAAGGAAGCTTGTGGTATACTAAATATTGCTTACAACACAACAAGATTAAGTAATATTATAAAAGAATTTAACGAGACTATGGAGTTTCGTGCAAAACGAAAAGCACAGAACAAAGGTAAAGCAGCAACACCACAAGAGATTTCATCTGCAGTAGCAATGTACTTGGAAGGAGCTACAGTATCAGATATAGCCAAAGGGTTGTATCGTTCTCCTGCTTTCGTAAAAGGTATCATTGATAGAATTGGAGTACCTCAGAAGCTCTCAATGACAGACTATGAAGGAAGAAGAAACGCAATGCTACCAGAGCAGTGCGTAGCTGAAGAGTTTGAACCCGAAGAAAAAGTTTGGGCAATTAGACAAAACTATCCAGCAATAGTTAAAAGAGAACTGAAACCTGAATTGGCGGAAGAAAGAGGGTACAAAGTGTACTTAGTAGACACAATAGAGTGTACACAAGAAGATTTAAAAGATACGTACTTTCCATATCTAAGTTTTGCAGGCAAACAATATTGTTTAGCATCTTATGAGATGGGCAGTCTAAGACATTTACGCGAGTATATGTAAAAAGGACATTTATGTCAGAATTAATAATAGCTATGTGGTTAGCTGCATGGCTCATACAACTTTGTGTGGTTTACCTTCCTATATTTAGGAGAATACCTCGTGGTCATATAATTAGGAGACAAAAGATAATATCTGGTGTTGTAACAATGGTAATGACTTTTGTTATAGTACCTTTTGTACTCCTACCCATGTTAAACCCCATATATAAAATAAGATTTCAGAAAGGATTTCTGAACGGATTACTAGGAGAATAAAAAATGTATAGAGGCAACCCATATTTTGAAGCATTAGCAGCTAAGTATAATGCTGAAATATTAGAAGCTGAAGCAGTTTTACAAACTTATTTTCAAAATTCAGTAGGTATTGGAGAACACTCTGATCTACTACCTGAGTTTGATAAGTGGGTAGGTCAACTTGCAGAAGCAAAAGATAAATTGAAAGCATTAGAAAATTTACTAAAAAGATGAGTCAATCCTTAATACTCACCTATGAAGGAGAAGATATAGCAGTAGTTAGAGATACCTATGAAAGGGCAGTATATGAGTATATGCAGAGCTATGATTTTATAGGTTTTGATAATTGGTTATTAGAAGGTAATTTACTCTCTCAGAAAGAACTCTATAAAGACTGCATTCATTTTATTGATTTTAAGGATTGGGAAAACGAGTTAGATATGTTAAACTTACATCCAAAAGATACATCAATTATGGCAGGTCAAAAAAGTATATCGGACTATAAGAATTGGTATACAATGAAAAGTATAACTTTAATGTACCAGCTGTATCATGAAGAAATTGACCACTTCGGATATAGCTATTGAAAAATAGTTCTTGACGGATGGTTAAAATTCGGATATAATATATTTATAATAAGGAAATAAGCAATGAGCGACAGGTATTACACACAAATGCTAGAAACCACAGGTTGGTGTCCTGGCTATCGCAGTACCTATACTCTTGCTGAATACAAACAAAACTATAAACTAAAAAGGAAAAGAACTATGGCGTGGACAGACGAAAGTAAAGAACAAGCAGTTGAAATGTATACTGCAGAAGAACCAACTCCAGAAAATAGCATGGAGATTGTTAAGAATATTGCTGAAGAATTAGGCGAGAGCCCAAATGGTGTCAGAATGATTCTAACAAAAGCAGGTGTTTATGTTAAGAAAACACCAGCAGTCAAATCAAGCAGCGGTGGAACAGGTGGCGGTAGAGTCAATGTTGCAGCAGCTCAAGAAGGATTGACTAAAGCTATTGCTGATGCAGGAGAAGAAGCAGACGGTGCTATTGTAAGTAAGCTTACAGGTAAAGCAGCTGTGTATTTCACAAACCTAATCAACAAACTTAACGATTAATACCCCTGGAATGTGGGTAGTCTTAGGACTGCCCGCACTTTTTTGCATCTAACAGAAAGACCTTGCAAGACGATACCATGATTGGACGGTAATAGATATTAACCTACCAACAAGGAACGCATGAAAAAAGACGATTTTGTTAAAAAAATTGATGACGCTGGTGATGCAGTAGTCACGTATCGCAGTCAGAATAGTCGCAGAATGAAATATAATGTCTGTACTAGAGACTTCGATAATAAATACATACAGGAGAAAAGAAATAGAGCAAAGCCAAACAATAATCAAGTATTGTTGTTTTGTTGGGACACTGATTCTTATAGACTATTATCTCCTGAAAGCGTAACTTCTATCCTTCCTCTAGCGAGGATTTTGAAAAATGATAGAACTACATAACGCAGCACCTGTTTACGAAAAAGAAATAGGTTATAACGAAGCTAAACATGAAAAAATCTTTGTTATGGTCAATACTTTTCGTGGAACAGAGTATTTACATATAAGAAAGTATTATCAAGACTTTGATGAAGAATGGAAACCAACAAGGGACGGCATTGCCATGCCTTTAGATTTTGATAATAGTCGTGGACTATTTGAGGCATTAGTAGAAATACTTTCTATATCAGAAGTCAAAGGAGTACTAGAAACTCATTTCAAAGAAGTGTTAGACAAGATATACCTATAGCATCAAAAAATAATCCTTGACAAATCCTTAAAAATTCTGTATAATATATTTATGAATAAGACAGAATACCTAGAATATTGTAATCAAATGTATGCAGAAGGCAATCCTATATTACCTGACGATGTATATGATAGACTTGTAGAGAACACTGCTCTTGAGGAGCAAGTAGGTCATGCAAGTATTGATGCGCGATATTCACACCCTTTCCCAATGTACTCACTTCAGAAAGTCTTTGTAGGAGAAGATGAAGAACCAAACTGGGAAGCCACACAAGCCACAATTATGACTGCCAAACTGGACGGTGCAGCTGTGTCTATAACTTATGTAGACGGCATCTTTCATCAAGCACTTACTCGTGGTGACGGCAAAGCAGGGTTAGATATTACTGATAAAATAAAAACTTTAGTGCCAAATGAAATATGGTGTAAAGGATTGAAACAGATTACTGGAGAAATCGTTGCCCCTAAAACAATACCAAATGCTAGAAATTATGCAAGTGGTGCTTTGAATCTAAAGGACATAGAAGAATTTAAATCCCGTAACCTTACTTTTGTTGCATATGGACTCCAGCCAGCCATTGGTGCTGAGTGGACAGAAGATATGAACTTAGTATCAGGCATGGGATTTAACGCTGTCACCAAAAGTGATTATCGTGAATTTCCTCAGGATGGTAAAGTTGTACGAGTCGACTCTAATATATATTTTGAAAAATTAGGCTACACAGCACACCACCCTAGAGGTAGTTTCGCTTTAAAAACAAGACAGGCTGGAGTAGTTACTCGGCTCTTGGATGTTGAATGGAATGTCGGGAAGTCAGGTGCTGTTTCACCAGTTGCAATTTTAGAGCCTTGTATCATTGGAGAGGCGACAATAAGCAGAGCAACCCTACACAATATCGGATATATCGAAGCACTAGACTTAGAGATTGGATGTGATGTAGAGGTTATTCGTAGTGGAGAAATTATACCTAGAATAGTAAAAAGAGTATGATACTAAGAGAGAAAATACAGAAAAAACTAGATGTACTAGAATACATGATGAAGAACAATGTTCATATAGCAGACCCCAACGGGTGCATGGAATATAGTTGCAGCATCAGTAAATTTTGGTCAGTCCTTTCTGAAGAAGATAGAGATTTTATACAAGGCTGCCAGTCTTCCATTGAGGAAGGGTGGGAGTGGAAATGAGAGTATTAATTATAGCTACTGGAAGAACAGGAAGTACCCAGCTTATGAAGGGTATTGCCGAGGGACTTGACTGTAACTATATAGCTGAGCCTTGGAATCTAGAATTAAAAGATAAACTAGATGATAAACACCAGGCAATAGATTATCAAAATCTTCCTGAAGATGTAGTAGTAAAAGTTATTGTAAATACAAAACAATCTTTAGGATGTTATTTGTATTGGACAGATAGCCCTTATAATACTACAGGACTCGACTGGTTAGATGCAGAGAGTGAAACAGTATTTTGGTATAGATTTGCACAGAAGTTTGATAAAGTTATAATATTAGATAGGCGTGACACTTATGCAAGAGTAGTAAGTGCATCAATTTCTCAGCGACGTGGTATATGGCATGATAAGTATCTATATGATGAAAAGTTAATACCCGAAAATACAGATGAACTTATAATGGAAGCAGAAACTAGTTCTGCGTTATTAGAAATACTTTCACGGAAAATGAAAATTGATATAACATACTATGAAGAAATTTATAATAACATGCAAAGAAAAAATTACTTTAATCTTCCACTAGACTCTAAAAAACTTTTTGACAAATACTTAAATACAAAATACAGGTATCAAATAAGATGAGTGGCGGAGTATATAATCAAACTTTTTTCGATAACCATCCGTGGGAAAAAGAAAAAGACGGCATACTATACGGAATAGTACTGGTAAACATGCAAACATGGGAACGAGAAACAATAAAGGTAGGCATCGCAAAAGGGCGAACATTCAAAGACGCAGTAAAAAGAGGGCGTGGTTTTACGAACTACGACATAAGAATACAGAGACTTTGGCAGGGGACGATATACGATTGCTGGAGATGGGAACAGAAACTACACAAGATGTATCAAGATGACAGGCACAAAACACAACACCATTTTGGAGGGCATACGGAATGCTTTAGCATGGACTCAAAAATCCTACATAGCTTCCCCAAGAAAAATGAAATATTTAGGGATTAGTGAAGGATTCCATGATGCCGCAGTGGCACACATGGAAGACGACAAAATTTTATTTGCAACTCAAGCTGAGAGGTACAGTCGTGTCAAGAATGATAAACATCTTCCTATAGAGTTTAAGAGATTAGAGTGTAATCAAAGTTTTTTCTATGAAGATACAGAGCTTAAAAATGCTCGTAGAATATTTCATGGTATGGAAGCTACAGATAATGGTAAGTTTATATCAAATCATATTAAACATCATGAAAGCCACATGGCAGCAGCATATTATACTGCTCCTTTTGTTCCAGATGCTACAGTAGTTATAGATGCTATAGGAGAATGGGACACAGCAAGTATTTGGGTAGACCATAAAAAAGTGTGGAGCATGAAGTACCCACAATCCTTAGGCTTATTCTATAGTGCAATCACGAAACGAATAGGACTCAAGCCAAATGAAGATGAGTATATAACAATGGGTATGGCAGCATATGGCACTCCTTGTGTAGATATGACCAACATGACGCGTAAGAATTTGCATAAAGGTATTCCTATGAAAAAATGGTTTTGGCATACACCTGAAGATATAGCCGCTAGTGCGCAGTTGCAGATTGAATTTGAGATTGGAAAGATATTTGATAGAGCAAGACTGTACGGGGATAAAGTAGCATACGCTGGTGGCGTTGCACTGAACTGTGTAGCAAACAGTAAAATAAGAGACAAGTTTAAAAAGATGTGGATATTTCCTAACCCAGGAGATGCAGGAAGTGCATTAGGTTGCATACTAGCACATACAAAACAAAGAATAGAATTTAAAGATACTTTTTTAGGATATGATATTGATAGACCTATCAGTCCTACTAAAGTAGTAGAAGAATTAATTAGTAACCGAATGGTAGGAGTAGCAAATGGAAAAGCAGAGTTTGGCCCTAGGGCGCTTGGCAATCGCAGTCTTCTTGGCGATATCCGTTATGACATTAAAGACACCGTTAATGATGTCAAAAAACGACAGAAGTTTAGACCCTTCGCTCCCGCGATATTGGAGGAGTTTGTAGATGAATACTTTGAAGGGCCTACTAATGAGTTTATGCAATATGTTGCAAAAGCAAAACACGACCACAAATCAGTCACCCATGTTGATGGAACTGCAAGAGTACAGGTGGTTAGAAAAGACAGCACCTCAGCACTACGACCAATACTAGAGGCGTATTACGAAGTGACAAAGATACCAATGTTATTAAATACAAGTTTAAACATAAAAGGCCAGCCTATGGTTAACACCTGGGAAGACGCCAAGTTATTTGAAAAAAGATATGGAGTAAAAGTATTTTGAGCGAGTCAGTACTAGATTTAAATTATGTAGACAACCCAGGAATATGCAAAAGATATAGTAGCACACACCCTGGGATTTATTATAATGGAGATAGCTTCACACAAGGGATGGAGTTACAAGATAGATTTAACGGATGTTATACACATTTAGTTGCAAAACATTTTGATGAAACTTGGGGAAGGTCATCTAAAATAGGAGGAGGTAATGACAGAATAGTGAGAGTTACTTCTACCGATATGATACAGATGCCTAAGAAACCTAAATTAGCAATTATATTATGGTCAGGCCCTAATAGAGTAGAGTACTTAAACAGTTTAAATATATGGAGACAGGTAGGACACATTCGTTTTTCTTTTGATAGAAAGCAGTTAGATATTAAAAGAAGCGATATTTATTGCCACCCCGACATGACTAGAGATCAATTTGAAGGGTGGAAATACTATATGAGATATTGCAGAAGTATTAAGTGGAATGTACATGATATGTGTATGCAGATGATTTATCTTAGAAGATTACTCAATAGTGAAGGCATACCTCATTTATACTACTTTATGAGTAAAGGACAAATAGACTGCGCTTTAGACTCTTTGAGCGAAAAAAGAAGAGAGGGTGCAAACATAGTATGGGAACAACAATATGGTATGAATAGACAAGACTTTGAGAGAGAAATTCCTGAGTTAAATGATGAAGGTTTCTACGAAATGACAAAGTACAGATTTAAGAACAAGTATGGTCCAATGGACCATCCGTTAGAGGAAGGTCATCAAGCAATGGCCGATAGAATAATACAGGATATATATGATAAAAATTTGGATAAACTCTTTAATAAAAAAGATTAAAGCATTACATTTTCAATGGAAAAATCGAAACATTGTGGAAGATACCCACATCTACGAGGAGTAGTAAATTTTGAATGTGGAAATTTTCCTGAGCATTTCAAAAATAGTTCTTGACAGATGCTTAAACTTTTTGTATAATATATTATATATTTGAGAGAGAAAAGAAATGACAACGATTACACCACCGACTAACTGTCCTTGTTGTGACTCCATACTGGAGTTAGTAAACGAGCAGTTGTTTTGCAGAAACACAAAGTGTCCTGCGCAGTGGACTAAAAAGTTAGAGTCCTTTTCATCTTCTCTTAAAATAAAAGGGCTTGGGCCTTCGACTATCTCTAAGTTAGGTGTCGAATCTCTGCCCGAGCTTTATGAACTTACTGTATCAGATATACAGAATAGAATACATAGTGAAAAATTAGCTGAGAAACTCTTTGATGAATTAGAAAAGTCAAAGAGTAGCAAGTTGGTAGACATTCTACCTGCTTTCTCAATACCACTTATTGGTCGGTCGGCTTCTCAAAAATTATGCGATACAATATCACACATCGAAGATATTAGCGAGAACAGTTGTACTGAGGCAGGTATCGGACCAAAAGCATCAGCTAACTTGGTAAATTTCATGGAAACTGAGTTCTATCCTAATAGATACAAAGACACATTACCCTTCAATTGGAATAATAAAATTAATAAAAAGAAAGAGGTCACAGGTGTTGTATGTATAAGTGGTAAGTTAAAAAGTTATCCTACAAAAGCCCATGCTACTAAAGTATTAGAACAGTATGGATTCGTAGTAAAATCAAGTCTGACAAAAGAATGCACTCATCTTATAAATGAGTCGGGCATTGAGTCAGCAAAAACACAGACAGCTCGTGACCGAGGTGTTATAATAATAAGTAATATTAAACATTTAATTGGAGAAAATTAAAAATGGCATTACCAAAATGGACAGACGAAAGAACTTCAGAATTAACTTCTTTCGTGGGCAGTGAGTCCCCTATCTCACAAACTACTGTTGCTTCAGCAGCAGAGCAGTTAGAAACTTCTGTAAGAAGTGTATCTAGCAAATTAAGAAAAATGGGTTATGATGTAGAACTAGCTTCTGCTTCAGCTTCTAAGTCTTTTTCAGACGAACAAGAAGCAACTCTTAGCACTTTTGTGCAAGATAACTCAGGTTCTTATACATATGCAGAAATTGCATCAAACTTTGAAGACGGAAGCTTTTCAGCTAAGTCAATTCAAGGAAAAATCCTTTCTATGCAGTTAACAGAACATGTTAAACCTGCACCTAAAGTTGAGACTGTAAAGTCATACAACGAACAGGAAGAAGGACAGTTCGTATCATTAGTTAATGATGGTGCGTTCATTGAAGATATTGCAGAAGCTATGGGCAGAAGCGTAAATTCAATCAGAGGAAAAGCTTTATCACTACTAAGAGCTGGTGAAATCAATGCTATTCCTAAGCAGAAAGAAACTAAAGGTTCTAGCAAAGCTGACCCTTTAGCAGGTGTCGACATTGACGGCATGACTGTTGAAGAAATTGCTGATGAAATCGGCAAAACAGTAAGAGGCGTGAAAACAATGCTTACTAGAAGAGGTCTACAGTGCTCAGACTATAACGGAGCTGCTAAAAAAGAAATAGGCTAATACCTATTCATCGCGGGCGAGCTTTCCTTCGGGATTGCCTCGCCTTTTTTATAATTTAATAATTGTCTTGGGAGATTCAATTGACATTAGAAAGTGCATTACTTAAGCAAATACTTGCAAACGGTGATTTTCAGGCATGGAATGGTCTGAAAGAACACTACTTTCCAGAAGGTGAGTACCGAAAACTGTGGAAGATAGTAGATAAACACGTACACAAGTACCATGACTTACCAACATTTGAAGATTTAAAACTGGAGATTCGTTCAAGAGAACTCCAAGAAAAAATCTATGCCATCGAAACGGTGGAAACAGATGTTGATGCTATTCTTTTGCTAGATTATTTAAAAAATCAATTTACACAAAGTGAGATTCTTACTAGAATTGAATCTTTTGTAGATAATCAAATAGCTATCGGCGATGCTCGTGAGAACATTGACTTGTTACAAGAGATTGTAGTACAAGTAGAAGATAGAGTAGAAACTACTAGCGATAACGAAAGTATGGACACTATAGAGCTATTTGATAGTGAGGAAGACTATGCAAAATATCTTCCTCTGGGTCTTAATTCAGAGTATGATTTTGACTATAAATTCTCTCCCAAAGACTTAGTCGTTGTTGGCGGAAGTCGTGGTGGAGGTAAATCATTCACTTGTTGTAACGTTGCACAGTCAGCTACCGAAAAAGGTAAGTCGGCTTTATATTTTACAATCGAGATGGAACCAAGACAAATTCTTCAAAGGATTTGTGCTATGGCATGTAATGTTCCTATCAAACGAATCAACACTAAAAACCTATCTCCTATGGAGTGGTCTAAGATTGCTGATTGGTGGGCAGGAAGATTTGAGAAAGGAGAAGAAGCTCGTAAGGAGTACAACGATCATCAAGATTTTGACAAGTTTCATTATCAGTTGACTCGTAACCCTTTGCGTGAAGATATCCCTCAAGTCGATATTTATTATGACCCAAGTCTTACATTAGCTAAAATTATTAGTGTAGTAAGACAAAAGGTTGCCGCTACTCCAGACCTTGGAGTAGTTATAGTTGATTACCTAAACCAAGTCAGACGCCACAACGCCCCGAGTCGAGGTGGTCAGTACGAATGGACTGAGCAGATAGAGATATCAAAAGGGTTAAAATCTTTAGCCCAGGAGAACAATGTCCTTGTTCTCTCAGCATTTCAAACAAACGAAAAAGGAGAAGCAAGATTCGCCAAGGGTATTCTTGACGCAGTTGATGCTGCTTACAGTATTCAGCACTGGGGTGATACAGAACCAGCGATTAAGTTGAAATGTGATAAGATGAGAAACGGAAAAGTAGAAGGTTTTGTATCTACAATGAACTGGGATAGTTTGAGAATCGGCCCTCAAAATGAGATAGACCCAGATGAAAGAGCCGAAATGAAAGAGGCAATGTCAACAGGAGAAAGCTCCTATGATTTATAATCCTCTGCAGCAAAGAATATGTATTGGAAAGATATCAACTAAAGACTTATTTAAGAGTATAAATTTTATAGACTTACATAATGTGAAGGGTTGGTGGGAGCGACAGCAGAATAGATTAGACATAAGACTGTACGCTTTTGTGAAAGATGTATTACAGGATGATTTTGTTAATCCAGTTATAGTATGGTATAGTGATGAAAAGAAAGAGTACGCTATACACCCAGGACTTAATAGATTAATGTTAAACAAAGTATTAAACTTTGATATGACAGCTTGGGTAATTAGTTATGATATAAAAAACTATAAAAGATTGGGACAAGTATTTCCAGGAATTACAAAATTGAAACTAGACCCCAGCGGGAATAGAGATATATCTTTAACTGCACAACATAGAACAGACAACAGATTATACGAGATAGTATTTAACGAGGATAGAATACTACCAAGATTAAGAAATGCAAACAATAGTGAAGAATGGAAAAATATATCCTCTAAAACAGGTTTTCATATATGGCACAAGAATGAGTACATTGGTGCCGTAGGAAATGCACAGGATCACTGGAATGTGAAAGATGTAGCAGGAGTATATGAACTAACACTAAAATATTATTTTAACAGGAAAACAAACAATGCTTTTATATACAGAAAGACAACTTAAACTAGCATACGAAAAGTATATACAAAATTTAATAACAACTAACAGACAAGGTATACAAATACCTTTGCCAGGATTAGAAGAGTTTAGAGAGATATTTGAAGCGGAATGGACTCAAAGATACAAGGAGATGGACAGTGGCTTATGATAGAATAAGTAGAGAAACTGCAGAATTAGTAAAACTACCTCCTAATACTTGGTATATTAGAACAGTTGGCTGGTTATTAGAACAAGAGAAAGTTAAAGAATGTATAGGAAATGTTCCTATAAATGAAAGGTTACTGGAAAGTTTGGCAAAAGACGGAGTAAAATCTCCCATACTCTGTATGCCAAACTGGTACCCCATAGCAGGAAGTCAGAGGATGAGATGTCTTCAAGAACTTCCTGCTTTGCATGGGCAAGAAATACGGGTATGTAGATTTGATGAGGAATGGTGGTTAATGTTTCACCTATGGGGAGATGAACAAGAACGAATGAGAATAATAGCAATATGGTTCCAGATGGCAGAATTAGTATGGAAGTCAAGATACTATGAAGAAAATGGTGTAGACTCTATGGGAACAGATTATAAAGTATTTGAAAAGATAGGAGATGAGCTAGATGGGTGGAAACATAAAGAATAAGAAAGAAAACTATTTAACACCAGGCTCTCAAATGGAGTGGGGTGGTATGAGATTTAATCCTCCATATCAATGGGATGTCAGTCCTAATCGTGAATGGTTGGGATTGATGCAAATGATGTGCAGTATGGAGTTGCCAAAAAATGCTGCGATGATAGAGATAGGAACATATGCTGGTGAGTCGACATCAATGTTTGCATCTAGTGGTATGTTTAAACAGATACACACAATAGACCCTTACGACTTTCCACAAGGATGGCAAGTACTAATGGAAGCTAAAGTAAACTGTAGGTACTGGGATTACATAAAGTTTTGGAGACATTATTCATATGATTGTCATAATTGTTTTAAGAATGGAGTTTTTGATTTCGTATATATTGATGGCGACCATACAGGAGAGTCAGTAGAAAGAGACATAGACTTATTCTTACCGAAAGTAAAACCAGGTGGGTATATTGGTGGGCATGATTACAATCCAGAGTGCTGGCCTGAAGTTGTAAATGCAGTAAATAAAAAGTTCAAAGGAAAAATGATTCAAACATTTGATGATAAATCGTGGGTAACAAGAAAATAGTTCTTGACAACAATACAAAATTTTGATATAATATACATAATTATGATAGCAGAAGACTTATTAAGAGAGAAAAAGATACAGTATACCGTTAGCGGTAGGGATGCTCTCATCAAATGTTTAAACCCAGAACATGAGGATAACTCTCCTTCAATGAGAGTAGATAAAGTCACAGGAATATTTCACTGTTTCTCATGTGGTTACAAAGGTAATCTGTTTACATTTTACGGTGCACCCTCTTCTCCACTAGAAGTTCGTATGCACAGAATTAAAGAATCAATCAACAAAGTCAGGTCAGCAACTGTCGGAATCCAACTCCCAAAGGATAGACTGTCTTGGAAAGGTGGTGGAATCAGAAATATATCTGAGGAGACTCTCGCAATATGGGATGCGTTCACATGGAACGTGCCTAAGTTCGAGAATCGTATCATCTTTCCAATACGCGATATTACAGGTAAGACCGTGGCTTTAATAGGTAGAAGTCTGGACGACTTCAGCACTCAAAAGTATTATAACTACCCGCAAGGTGTAGAGATGCCGTTCTGTCCAGCAAAAGTAAAACCTATTCAAAATAGAGTTATATTGGTAGAGGGCATCTTTGATGCTCTTAACCTTTGGGACAAAGGTCTCAAGAATACAGTATGTTGCTTCGGTACACAACAAGTAAACTGGGTCAAACTAAGTCTGTTAAAACTTCAAGGAATACAAGGAGTAGACATTATGTTTGACGGGGACGAAGCAGGTGTACTAGCAGGTGAGAAAGCAAAAGACTTAGCAGAAAAACTAGAGCTAAGTGCAAGAGTAGTAAAATTACGAGATAATATAGACCCTGGCAATCTAACAAAGCCAGAGATAGAAAGATTAAAGGAAAAATTATATGGCTAAAGTAGCAATTATAGAAACAACAATGTCCAGCACGAACTGGAACAAGTACTTTGAGTTTGAACTCGACAGGTTTGCCCTGTGTTCAGATTCTAGTAAAAAGAAAATTTTGAAAAGAGATGTTGATATCGAAATCGATATTGATGCGTATGATTGGCTCATAGTTGTGGGTTCTGAGCCTTTCAAAATGTTTACAAAAAAGACATCAATAACTGAGTACAATGGAAAAGTTGTTGATTCTAAGTTTTTGGCAATAATCAATCCCGCAATGATAAAGTTCAGACCAGAAGCAAAGAAGTCGTTCGAGGAAGCCGTCGAGAGCATAACGGGATATGTTAGCGGAGAACTTAAACAACTTACAATACCGAAAGACAGATGTTACGGTATACAAGAGACAGAAGAATTAAATGCGTGGCTGCAGAAAGCATTAGACCACGAAGGGGATTTCATAGCCCTTGACTCTGAGACATCAGCGTTGTACTGCCGTGATGGCTACATGCTTGGTTTCTCTATGTCCTATGAAAAAGAGCATGGTATTTATGCAGATTGTGACTGTATGGATGAAGAATCTGAACGACTCATGCAAGAAATATTTACTAAAAAACGAGTTGTATTTCATAACGCTAAGTTTGATTTACAATGGTTTGAGTATCATTTCAACTTTGAGTTTCCACATTTTGAAGATACTATGCTCATGCATTATATGTTTGATGAAAGACCTGGAACACATGGTCTTAAAACACTAGCAATTAAACACACTCCATACGGAGACTACGAAGCTGAGCTTTCCAACTGGATAGCAGACTTCAAGAAAAGAACAGGTATACTCAAAGATTCATTTGATTATAGTATGGTTCCTTTTGATGTCATGCGTAACTATGCTGCAATGGATGCCATAGTTACATTTCTATTGTTTGAAAAGTTTGAGAAAGCATTAAAGACTAATGACAAACTATACGGAGTATATAAACATATTCTAGTAGAAGGTTGTAGATTCTTGAAGTGTATAGAAAGTAACGGAGTTCCTTTTGATGCTGTGCGTTTAGAGTTTGGTGCTAAAAGAATGGGCGAGGATATAGATAAAGCAGTAAAAGCTCTGAATGAGTTTCCTGAAGTAAAACAATTTATTCAAGATAATCAAGGATTCAATCCGAATAGTACACTACAACTTAGAACGTTACTATTTGATTATTGTGGACTCAAGTCGGATAAAAAAACTGCAACGGGTGCGCTGTCAACTGATGCCGAGGTACTTGGCAACTTATCAGAGGAACATGATGTACCAAAACATATTCTAGAAGTCAGACAGAAAGTTAAAATCAAAACTACATATCTTGATAAAATTATACCAAACCTCGATAGAGATGGTAGACTTCGTACAGGTTTCAATCTTCACGGTACAACCAGTGGTAGATTGAGTAGTAGTGGTAAACTAAATATGCAACAGCTTCCAAGAGACAACCCAACAGTAAAAGGTTGTATCAAAGCAAAAGCTGGAAACAAAATAGTTGCAATGGACTTAACAACAGCAGAGGTATACTGTGCGGCTGTACTTGCAGATGACAAAGGACTTATGAATGTATTTAAGTCTGGTGGTAATTTTCATAGTACGATTGCAAAACAAGTATTCAGACTGCCAGGGGATGTTGATGACATAGCAGCAAACTTTGGTGCCCAAAGACAACAAGCAAAAGCTGTTACCTTTGGCATCATGTACGGAGCAGGACCAAAAAAGATTAGTGAACAAGTAACAAAAGATAGTGGAGAGTATTTCAGTATGCAAGACGCAGCGAATACTATCAAAGACTATTTTGAGGCTTTCCCTAAACTTCGTGAGTGGTTAGACTATCAGAAAAAATTTATTCAAGCGAATGGATTTGTATACAGTAGGTTTGGCAGAAAGAGAAGATTACCTGATGTGTTTTCACAAGACAAGGGAATCGCCTCACACGAAGTGCGTAGTGGAATTAATTTCTTAGTACAATCAGTTGCATCTGATATCAACCTTATGGGCGGTATAGATATGCAAAGATACATAGAAAAGACAGGCATGAAGTCTAAAATATTTGCACTTGTTCACGATTCCGTACTAGCAGAAGTACCTGAGGATGAGATAGAACATTACTCAGAAAAGCTTCAAGAGTTTATACAAAAAGATAGAGGACTATCAATCCCAGGAGCTCCAGTTGGATGTGACTTTGATGTTGCAGATGACTATTCATTAGGAAAGTTTGAAAAGTTATATGGAAATTAATTTTGAACCAGATTGGGATTATATGTTGGAAAAAGCTGCTAATTTTTATAGTAGAAATCCTTATGTAAATTACAATACAGGGTACACTTATGCAGACTATTCTGATAAAAGTATAGAAACATTTTTAGGCACAGGAGAGACAATATTCGGTTCACTTGGTAAAGATGGCAAAAAAACTGAAATTTGGAAAGGTACTGCGATGGGATTAAAAAAAGCAATAGTCACTAGATTTGAATGGAGATGGGAGCATACAGGGCCGAAGTATTTCCCTAGAGGAGCTAACACTTGTATAGAATGGAACTTAACCAATAAGAAAGGATATATAGTAGACCTTACAAAGAATAATAAAGTGTCAGTAGTACAACCTGAAGAAATATGGTTTTGTATGTATGGCGAAGAAAAGTATGAAAATGTTATAGATTTTTGGGCAAGAACGTGGAATTTACCAAGGACTCTAGATGACTAAATATCCAGTGTATGTAGTACATGCAGAACCAGAGGAAGTAGATAATATATTATGGCTTGAAGATCAAGTCATAGATGATAGAAATATGTTAGGAGAGAGTCTTGGAATAAGAAGACTACAGACTCCAATGAAAAGTATTTATCCATTGAAGTACCAATGTGATGATGAAGTAGCAATGTTAAAACACAGAGGAAAACACTTTGTAGATTCTAATGGATGTTATTTTTACAATGAAAAGCTTGATACAGCACCTTTAAAGTATCACAAAATTAAAAAAGTTATTAAAAAAGATGTGGCGGCAGTAGTATGGATAAAGGATATTCCTTTCCCTTTTGCTATTGCTAGACCACCAAGAGTAGAACAAACATGGGCAGGTATTCTATACAAGAGTGGAATACCTTATGCTATATGGGAGTTTACTGAAGAAAGGAAAAAAGATACATGGCGCAAGATTTAGACAAAATGGTAAAAGCACTGGAAGAAGGAGTAGTACTAGTACAGTATGAAGACCTGAGAACAGGAGAAACAAAAGAAAGAGAAATGACTTTAGTACCTGAGAATACTAGAGGTATGGATGCTCGTGCATTAAATGATGGAGATAAACTAGGTGGTAGAATACTTATGTTTGACGTTGAATTTTGTAAGTGGGCAGATATAAGAGAAGATACAATTATAAACTGGAAGAAATACTAATGTGCGGTTTTGTTGTAAGTACCGAAGGAAATAATATAGATGACATGCTAGATGCACAAAGATTTAGAGGGCCTGATGCTCGTGGTGAGACTATTAGGTACTTCAACGCATTAACATGGAGCCATGTATTATTAGATATTTCAGGAGAAAAAGAAGTTCAACCCTACATAACAAGCAAGGGAAACATAATGGTATTTAATGGAGAAATGTATGACTCTAATATACCAAATGATACTAAATTTTTGGCAGATGGTTATGAGAAATATGGATTTAAATTTATAGAGTTTACAAATTGGCACGGGTCTTTTTGTTATATGGACTATAAAAAAGGAATATGTGATATTGTAAGAGATCATTTTGGTACAAAACCTTTATGGATGAGAAGAGAAAAAAATAAAGGTATAAGTATAACGACAAGCCTAGCAAGTTTTAAAGATTCAAAAGCAGAACCTTTAACAGATAAATTTCTTGGTAATGCTATATGGATAGGAAAGAATAGTCCTTTTGAGGGAGTCAGAAAAGTAGAACCTGGACAATTGTATCATTATAACATAGCTTCAGGAGTACTAAAAAGAGGTTTAAATTTATGGGGAGGTTATAGAATAGAAAATAATCCCTTTAACCCAGAGCAGTTTAAAACTGAGTTAATAAAAGGCATAAGGAAAGTAGCAAAAAATAAACAAAAAACAGCTATATTTTTAAGTGGTGGATTAGACAGTACTTGTGCATTAGGTGTAGTAAAAGATATGGGATTAGATTTAACTGCTTATATTTGTGCATACTCTGACGAAAAAGGAGATATGTATAGACAGGAAATATTTGCAGACGAATCAAAACTAGCAATTAAGACTTGTGAAGAGTGGGGAGTTCCATATAAAGTAGTAACTCTAACTAAACAACAAAGAGATGACTACGGAAAAGCATGGCTTGAAGGCAATAATTATATATGGAATGATAATAATAGAAGAGCACCTAGATACGCTCTTGCTAAAGCAGCATCTGAAGATGGTTGTAAGGTCGTCTTGACAGGGGATAGTGCAGATGAGTTTTTTAGTGGCTATCAACATCATGCTAAAAGATACACAAAAGGTTATAATGATAGTTGGAAAGAAGAATTTCCTAAAAGAGAGCCTTGGGTACAAAGTAGCATATTTGAACACGATAAGCAAGGATTTAACTCTACACTATTTATAGACTTAATGATAACAAGTGAAAACAATGTGTTAGCTGCTGACCAGACTTGTGGGTTATTTGGAATGGAGTCGAGACCTGTGTATCTTACACAAGAATTTGCTAGATATATTTATCAACAAGATGGTAGAGTAAAGATGAAACTACATAAAGACTACTCTTCAGGAACTTATAAATATTTATTACGAGAAGTTATGAAAGACTATTTACCAAAACATATACAAGATAGAAAAAGAAAATGTGGATGGTCTAGTCCTTGGGATAATAATTCTAATGCAATGAAAAAACAAAATAAAAAAGTATGGGAAGAATGGACAAAACAATAGGATTTACTTGTGGAGCATTTGATTTGCTACATGCAGGACATATAGTAATGCTAAAAGAAGCAAAGGATAACTGCGACCATTTAATAGTAGGGCTACAAACAGACCCGAGCATTGACAGACAAGACAAAAATCAACCAGTACAATCAGTATTTGAAAGATATATACAATTAAGAGCAGTAAAGTATATTGACGAAATTGTCCCTTATGACACAGAACAAAGTTTGTTAGATTTGCTAGAAGCAACACCAATACATCTTAGATTTGTAGGTGAAGATTGGACAGATAGACATTTTACAGGAAAAGGATTACATGAAGTTTTTTACACTAGTAGAGCTCATTCTTTTTCTAGTACTAATTTAAGAAATAAGATAAATGAAAGCAGTTCTAAGTAACAGAATATACATGAGTGTAACTAAAGAGTTACATAATTCTATAGAAAAAGAACTTACTTATACTATTGCTCCTCGTATACCTTCAGACCCGCCTTTAGTATTTAAAACAATTCGTTTTATAAAAGAAGGTTTGATTTCTATACCTATCGGAAGAATGGATTTAATCCCAGATGATTACGAAATAATAGATAAGAGAACTAAGTCGCCAATAGAACATGCAGACTTTAAGTTTGATTTACGACCAAGCCAAAAGGCGGTTCATGATGAGATTAATGACAATGCTATAGTTAACGCTTGGGTAAGTTGGGGAAAGACTTTTACAGGTTTAGCTATCGCAGCGAAGCTTGGTCAGAAAACACTTGTTGTTACTCACACTACCAACTTAAGAAATCAGTGGGAAAAAGAAGTACGAAAATGCTTTGGAATTGAACCAGGCAGAATAGGTAGTGGAGACTTTAAAATTGACGCTCCTATAGTTATCGGGAATATTCAGAGTTTATACCGAAAAATGGACGACATAAAACAAGAATTTGGAACATTGATTTTAGATGAAATGCACCATGTTAGTAGTCCTACTTTTACTCGTATAGTAGACGAAATGCCCACTCGTTATAAGATAGGACTTACAGGAACATTAGAGCGTAAGGATGGAAGGCATGTAGTTTTTAGAGATTATTTTGGTAACAATATTTTTAAACCGCCAAAAGAAAATTATCTTACTCCTTCTGTACATATAGTAAAATCAGATATAAGATTTTTAGATGGTTCGTTTACGCCATGGGCAGAAAGAATCAATGACTTAGCATATAAAGAAGAGTATGTACATAGTGTGGCTATGGTTGCTGCAAAATATGCTGCTTTAGGACATAATGTATTAGTAGTATCAGATAGAGTATTATTTTTAAAAGCATGTGCTAGACTAGTAGGAGATAATGCAGTATCAATTACAGGGGATATGGATTTTCAAGAAAGAGAAGATACTATGAAACTAATAAAAGGTAAAAATAAAAACATTTTATTTGGAACACAGTCTATTTTTTCAGAGGGAATATCACTAAATGAGTTAAGTTGTTTAGTATTAGGAACGCCAGTTAACAATGAGCCTCTTCTCACGCAGTTAATAGGTAGAGTTATAAGAGAACAAGAAGGAAAAATACAACCAGTAGTGGTTGATATACATTTAAAAGGAAAAACAGCAACCCGCCAAGCCAATGCTAGGATGGGTTACTATATAAAACAAGATTATGAGGTAAAAATATTATGAATGAACCAAGAGAAATTACTCTAAACATAGAGGAAATGCGAAAAAATAAAGTATTTTTAGCTACGCCTATGTATGGAGGTATGTGTCATGGACTATATACTAAGTCTTTGATGGACACAACAGGGACAGCTTTATCCCATGGATTATATCTACAAATATACTATATGTTTAATGAAAGCTTAATTACTAGAGCTAGAAATTATTGTGTAGCTAATTTTTTAAAGAGTGAGTGCGAATACTTACTTTTTGTAGATAGTGATATTGCATGGGGAGCTATGGATTTGATGTACATGTGGCATCTAATCTCAGAAAACCCCGAAAAGTACAGAGTACTATGTGCTTTATATCCTAAGAAAACTATAGCTTGGGAGAAAGTACTACATGCAGCAAAAAGCGGCGCATATGACGATGATCCTAGAGGACTAGAAAAGGTTGCAGGAGATATGGTATTTAATCCTTTACAGGATGAGTACCCAGGTGGACAAGCTCCTATATATGAACCTGTAAAAATTAAAGAAGGTGCAACAGGATTTATGCTTATTCATAGGTCTGTATTTGAAGAATACGATAAAGCTCACCCAGAAAGATTATATACTCCTGACCATTTAAGAGAAGGAGAGTTTGACCGAGGCGAACAGATTATGGCATATTTTGATTGTATAATCAATGACCAAAACAGATATTTAAGTGAAGATTATATGTTCTCGGAAACTGTAAGAGCATTGGGTATAGATATATGGGCACTGCCTATGGTAGAATTAATGCATTCTGGAAGTTACATATATCAAGGTAGTTTAATTAAAATGGCACAAGCGGGAGTACACGCTACTTTAGACCCAGCAGATGAAAAATTACTAAGAAAAGCAAGTAAACAAGGTGGCCATATTCAGCAGAAACCTCCTTATGGTGCTGAGAAAAATAGTTCTTGACACAATCTTAAAAATTTGTTATAATATGTTACTATTTAATTGGAATAAGATAATGAGAGTAAGCGAAGGAAGTGTTGACGATATAATACAAATCCTTCGCATTATGACTTATAAGATTCAACCAAAAAATTACTATGATAAGACATTTAAGTTTTATCAGCATCGTTTCGGCGGCAAGTCGTATCTCCAAAATCCGAGAGAGCTACTTGAAGTTGGGCGCACATTTAGTGATAGAGAAGTTGTAGAGTATGCAGGTGTCGCATCCTTTCGCAATTATCACGACTATGTGAATACTAAAGACACCACACTAGACTGTTTGTTATCACCGATATCAGACAAAATTATAAAAAATAACAGACTGCTTGATATAAAGGATGGTCGGATTACCTTTATGTTCGAGGAGACAATGGAGAAATAAAATGGCAATTGGATTCAACCAAACCAAGGGCTCAGCCCAAAAAAACAAAATAGAAACATATAACTACGCAGGTAAAGAAGACCACCACGTAAGACTGGTAGGAGACTTACTTCCTAGATATGTGTACTGGATTAAAGGAGAAAATGGCAAAAACATTCCTATGGAGTGCTTATCTTTTGACAGAAACTCTGAAACATTCAACAATGTAGAACATGACCATGTTCGAGACTTTTACCCTGATTTAAAATGTGGATGGAGTTATGCCATTCAGTGTATTGACTACGCCGATAAATCTATAAAAGTTCTTAATCTAAAAAGAAAGTTATTTGACCAAGTTATAGTAGCTATGGAAGAGTTGGGAGACCCAACAGATCCAGTTACTGGTTATGACATTCATTTCAAGAGAAAGAAAACTGGCCCACAGGTATTCAACGTAGAATATCAGTTAGCAGTTCTTAAGTGTAAGCCAAGAGAGATGGAAGATTGGGAAAAAGAATTAACTTCAGGACTTAAGTCTATGGACGAAATTCTTGTTAGACCAACAGCAGATGCTCAGCTTGAACTATTGAGAAGAGTTAACAATCAAGAAGGTGGAGAAGTATCAGAAGATATATCTAGCGAGTTTGACGTTTCATGATTTTATATACAGCAGACTGGCATATTAAGCTTGGACAAAAGAATGTACCTGTAGCGTGGGCTTGCTCTCGCTATGAGTTATTTTTTCAACAAGTACAGGAAGCTGTAGATAATCATGATGTAACTCTTCATATCATTGGTGGGGACTTGTTTGACCGAGTCCCTTCCATGGATGAGATTACTCTGTACTTTGACTTTGTAAAAAGACAAACAGTAGAGACAATTATCTATGATGGCAACCATGAAGCCACTAGAAAGAATCAAACTTTCTTTGATAACTTAAAAAGAGTAACTAATCAACTTAACCCACTAGTAAGTGTGGTTACAGAAACATACTATAAAGACGACTGGTGTATACTACCTTACGCAGATTTACACAGAAAAAATAGTATAGAAAATATAGATGCAGATTATCTATTTACCCATGTGCGTGGAGAAATACCGCCACATGTTATGCCCGAAGTAGAACTAGAAAGATTTGATAAGTTCAAGACGGTTTTTGCAGGAGACTTACATGCTCACGAGAATACTCAACGAAACATTGTGTACCCTGGAAGCCCTATGACTACATCATTTCATAGAAATATAGTTAAGACTGGATATCTAATTATAGACGACAATTGGGACTGGACATGGCATGAATTTGACTTGCCCCAGTTACTAAGAAAGACTATCGAAGACCCAGCGGGTATGCAACAAACAGATTTCCATCACACTATTTATGAAGTTACAGGAGATGTACAGGATTTGGCCAAAGTCAAAAACTCAGACCTTCTTGATAAGAAAGTAGTAAATAGAACAGTAGATGCACGACTAGATTTAAGTGGAGACTTGACTATGTCGGACGAATTAATTAAATATCTACAAGAGATACTGTCTCTTGATGATGAAAAAGTAAAAAACATTATAGGAGTATTCAATGATTATTCTTCAGAAGTTGAAGTGGGATAATTGTTTCTCATATGGCGAAGGCAACGAGTTAGATCTTTCCAGAGATACACTCACACAATTAGTCGGAACAAACGGCGTAGGTAAATCTTCCATACCTTTGATTTTGGAAGAAGTATTATTTAACAAAAATAGTAAAAATGTTAAAAAGGCGGATATAGCAAATAGATATGTTAACCAGGGTTATGATATTAGTCTCGACTTTACTGTCGATAGTAGCTTATATAGTATTGCTGTTAGTAGGCGTACTAACCTCAAATGTAAGTTAACAAAAGATGGCGAGGATATAAGTTCTCATACAGCATCAAACACTTACAAAACACTCGGGGAAATACTGGGTATTGATTTTAAGACGTTTTCGCAATTAGTGTACCAAAATACTAATGCTTCATTACAGTTTTTAACAGCAACAGATACAAATCGTAAAAAGTTCTTAATTGACTTACTAAAATTAGATGACTATGTAGCATACTTTGACACATTTAAAGAAGCAGTACGTGTTGCTTCTAGTGAAATGACAAGTGAGACTGCAAAAATTGCAACAATCGAAAAATGGTTAACAGACAATATTCTCGAAGATAGTTCCATACTTGATAAAATGATTTTACCAAAAATGTCAGAAAAAGACGAAGAATCTTTGCGTTCTTTACAATACGAATTTGAAAATATCTCGGAAAAGAATAAAAAAATAAATCTGAATGAAAATCTAAAAGAGCAGTTAAAAGCAATAGACCTTGATAAAGCAAAAATGCAGTTAACAAGCTAT